GATGCGCCAACGGCGCATACATCTTGAGTCATGGAATTATAAGAAGGTGCGCCAGCAGTAGGAGGCGATGATCTTATATTAGAAGTTGTTGTATTGGATGTAGTTGAACTTGATTCACTTCCTGATTCGTAAGTTGTACTAGATTCATATCCACCTTCTATAGCTGTATTGGATCCAGAAACGTTAGACTGGGTGGATCCTGCTATCGCTCTTGTCGAACACACCAATAGTGTCAGTATTAAAAATGAATACAGATACTTCATCAATTTCCATAAACTCCTTAGTTACAATTATTTTTGTCTAAATCAATTGGCTTGTCGCCCTGAAAGAACCATACATAAGATGAAACTTTCGTTCCATCTTGAGTATAGGTACATTTTTTGCCTACCGAGCAGGCGCTCAAGGCAAATAACAGTGCGAGCACTAAAAATAATTTATTCATTTTGCTCCTTTGGTTTCATTCTCATATGTTGCTGCTTCTGCTTCTTCTTTGTCGTTTAGCTGACAGCATTCTCCATTGTCTTCTTTTTCTTTTGTATGTTCATTACAACATTTTTTTAGATCTATTGACATGTTTCACATTCCTTTGTGTCATCTACAGTGACTCCTTTTGAATCACACTTACACATTTGACACGGACATATTCCAAGCATATCAGAATGACCTACCACAGAACAGTGACATAAACAATTACAACTTTTACATCTAACTTCCATAGAAATACTTAAACCACCAGTCTGTAAATTTTTTCCATTGCTTGTAGATTCGTTTCTTTGGTGATCTACCTGCTACCCATGCTTCATTAAAAACAGTAGATTTATCATCAGCTTTGTATCTACCTTTTAAATTTCTCGCACGTCTTATTCTCCAGTTAATCATCTTTAGTCTCCTCAATATTATAGAAGAATTTATCTGAATCTTCTGTTTTCCATTTGCGACTATCTTCTACATTCCATTCACTGGTTTGAACTTTCCAGTCGAAAGGAATTTCATCCCTTACCGTAAATGAAGGAATGCTCCAGATTAGTCTGTTGTTTGGCTGAGCCGCATAATTGCCATCATCCAGGGCCATTATGTGAGCGCACTTATGTTCGTGCGGAATTTCCGAATGATCAGTGTCGACGATATTACTCTCTGGATGAGCCCAGTCAACCGTAAAAAGATAAGCCCCTGAATGCCATTTTTTGTCTTTTCCTATGTATTTACCGGACTGACCGTCCAAGAGATCAAAAGAAGTAACGCTAGGATAGTAACTAAAGCAATTCCATAACTCCAGCTCATCAAGTCGCATCCTAGGAACCTCTTTGACATTATAGTCTTTTTGGATAAATGCAGAGATGGGTAAACGGTAAAAGACTGCACCGTTTTCCATAATGGCATGGAATAAAATCGGACGACCAGTGATACTAGCCAACGCGAAAATGATACAGTCTTCAGCTTCTCCATGATGTTCTTTAAGATCATAGAGATATTCCCTCCGAACCTGCGCGTAAGTCGCAGGAATATTCGCGTTTAAATATGCCATCCAACATAAAGTCCTATTGTGCTATGATTATTAAAACAATTACTACTGCTACAGCAATAGAAATCTTTTTATGAGCTAATATTAATGCCCATAATTTTTTTGCTTGTTCCATATTTCCTCCTAATGTATTTCACCCCAGTTTTTACCATGCTCGTAGTCTACCTTGTTAGGTACTTCTAGTTCAACTGCAGCTTCCATTATTTCAATTATTTGTTTAGCCTTCTTATCAGATTCTACAGAAATATCTAGCTCATCGTGGATCTGTATATGGGCTATAATACCCTCTTTATATAAATTTAACATGGATTTTTTAGTCATATCAGCTGCAGAACCCTGTATTAATTTATTCAATGATTTATAAGTCATAGCTCTTTTAATCCCCGGTCCGTGTTCCGCGAGTGCTTCTTCGTGAGGCAAGGCCTTATGCATCCCGAATTGATTGGGTTCCCATAAATGAAACCTGCATAATCTTCCAAGAAGCGTTCGAATTTGTCCACGATCCTGGGCACGATTTGATGCTGCATTCATAAGTTGTTTTACGAAAGGAACTTTAGCATGATATTGATCAAAAAGTTCTTTAGCTTTTTCCTTGGAGACTCCGAGTTCAGCTTGCAATTTATTTTTTCCCATTCCATAAAATAAACCAAGATTAATGGTCTTGGCTTGTGCTCTTGGGATCTTTGCCATGTCTGCAACGATTTGGTGAAAATCGGTGCTTGAATCATTTCCGTAAGATTGGACAACTTCATAGACTGATGGAAATTTGTAAAGAGAAGCATAATGTACAACGAGTCTAGGCTCTTGCTGTGAATAGTCAAAGCATCCCCACTCGCAACCTTCTTCGGGAACAAAAATGCTACGGATCAAAGGTCCGAGGTCCTTGTTCCGTGCAGGAATCTGCTGGAGGTTTGGATTTCGGTAACTGAATCGTCCGGTAACGGTGCCTCCATTATCGGATCGAGTCTGATTGATTTCAGCGTGAATGCGTCCTTTATGTTCATACTTTAAAATAGAATCGATGAACGTTGAATGAGCCTTATTAACTTCTCGGGCTTTAGCAATACATTTAATGATGGGGTGGCTATGTTCCGCCAGGAAATTTTTAGTAAAGCTCGGTAAACCTGTGGCCGTTTGATCATAGGAAACATTCAATTTATCAAATACTTTCGCAACTGAACGAGAAGCCATGATCTGAACGTCGATTCCAGTTCCCTGCTTCACTTTCAATAGAAGTTCTTTCTCTTGTGTGATTAGGTCTTTCTTTAATTGATGGGCCCGTTCGCTATTAACGCGTACTCCTTTAAATCTCATATCCACGAGGCAGGGAAATAAATCCGTTTCTAAATTAAAAATACTTTCTAGATCCTGATTTATTATTTCTTTCTTCATTTCTTGCCACAAGTCCAGTGTTAGAATTGCATCCTTTTCTGCATACTGTCCAACATGAATAGCGGGAAGTTTCCATAGTTCAGCTTTAGGATCAATGCCCCATTCTTTTGCGGCTTCATTAAGAATGGTTTCATTTTTACCATGACCTAAATAGTCCCAGCCTAAAGAATTTAGATCAAAACGATAACGATTTTCATCAACCAGTGAGGCTGCAACCATAGTATCGACGATTAAGCCATTGATCTTGATGCCTAATTTTTTAATCCAACAGACATCGTAGATAGCATTGTGAAATATTTTTGTGGCTTGACTCGCCATAGTGTCTTTGAACCATTCTAAAACTTTTTTACGATCCATGTTGGGACCATTGCCGTGAGCAATGGGGAAATACCAGGATAAATTTTGTACTGCAACGGCAATGCCTACTACTTCACCATTACCAACAATTGAACCGGATCCTTTGTTCTTTAAATCAGGATCTCTTGTTTCTAAGTCTACTGCTATTTCATCGTAACTTCTTAGATCTGGAAATTCAGTAGGTGCATTCCATTCTGTTTGAGCTTTAAATAAAGGAACTTTCATTGTGTATCTTTTTTTATTTCTAGTGAATCGCCAAATTTTCCTTTCCACCCAAAATTACCGTGATGCGTGGTTTCTGATTTAATGTTAGCATAGATTTTAAAATCTGATTCTCGTACTAGATTACAAAAAGAAACATCCTCACCTCTCCATAGACCTTTATCAAGATCAAATGTGGTATCCCAAAAATTATAAAGATATGTATCTTTTTTATTTTTCATCTTTAAACGAGGATAGTTTTTCATTAAGGCTTTAAAGACACATCTGTGAATTAGCATTAATCCTGCAGGGCCTTGTTTAATTTCAACGAGATCTCCCGGGAGAGTAGAAATTTTTTTATCATCTTCAAAACTAACCGTATATTTAATGGAAGAAGGATCTTCAGGAATTTTAACTCGGTAAGGGGTTAATACGACATCTTTCTTAGTTATTAACATTTTAATGACGGCTTCTGGTTTAAATTCAACATCAGAATCAATAAAGAGTAGATAATCATAACCGCTTTGCAGGAATAAACACGTTAAACCATTTCTGGCGTTACTAATATAAGGGGACTTGAGCGTATCCATTTTCCATTCTAAACCTGCTTTAGTAAATTCTTTTGCCAGCTTAACAATAGAGAGCATAGTATTAATTTTAACTGAATCATAACAGGGCATACCAATATAAATTGTGGGGGGTTGGGTTTTATTCATTACCGTAATCTCTTTCTTCTATCATTTCAATATAATGCTTTGCTTTTTTTAAATCTTCCTTTCCTCCTTTATACTTATGCCGACAAATATATTTGATAGCATTTCCTTCAGCAAAGGGCAAATTGTTCTTATTAGCAAACTCAGATGGTTGAATCTTCATTTTAAGATAATGAGATCCACCAACTTGTTTTTTGTATACACTCATAACCGGTATCCTCTTCTTTCTATTTTTGCTTTCAATAAGTATAAATTTTGTTTGGCACGAGTAACAGCAACGTACCATACTCGATGTTCTTCATCTTGTTTTTCTGGATTATTTTCTACGGACTTTCTTATTTTATTTGTATTATCTAAAATAACAATAACGTTAATTTCTTCATCTCCTTTTATGGTATGTATAGTAGATAATTTAATCCGTGCATCTTGACTTAATTTTTCTCCGTTGCCTAGCATTGCTCTAATATATAATTTTTCATTAAGACTGGCTTTGGTGAATGCGTCAAACCAAACTACATCAGAACTAAAACCCATGTCCTTTATTTTAATAAGCTCTTGATTCTCGAATTGTTTTTCATTAAAATCTTTGTCCAAATATTCAAATACATCTTTGGTTTCTGGCAAGGTTAGGCCTTCATTCTTTGTCCAACGTGTCCAATTCACAATGTTTCGATAAAGTTTTTGATTATAACTTTTGCCAAATTTAGTCTCAAAGTATAAACT